GCTGAATCATCAAAAACAAGGAGATGGAGAAAATGCCAAAAGTAACAAAAATTCCGCCAAGATTAAATCCTGCCACTTTTGCACCTTTGGAGAGTGTTGAAAAACGAAAAGTTGCAGGATATGCAAGAGTTTCAACTGATTCAGAAGAACAAAAAACTTCCTATACTGCTCAAGTGGATTACTATACGAAATTCATTAAAGAACGGATCGATTGGGAATTTGTCGGAGTTTATACAGACGAAGGCATCAGTGCAACAAACACCAGGCACAGAGAAGGATTCAACAGAATGATTGCAGATGCTCTTAACGGCAAAATTGATCTGATCGTAACAAAAAGTGTCAGCAGATTTGCCAGAAATACTGTAGATTCTCTTACAACGATTCGCAAACTGAAAGAAAAAGGCGTTGAAGTATTTTTCCAAAAAGAGAATATTTACACGCTGGACTCCAAAGGAGAATTACTGCTTACTATTATGTCAAGTTTATCTCAGGAAGAAAGCCGGTCTATTTCAGAAAATGTTACCTGGGGTCAACGAAAGCGTATGGCTGACGGCAAAGTATCTCTTCCTTATTCGCATTTTCTTGGCTATCGAAAAGGAAAAGACGGTATTCCTGAAATTGTTCCTGAAGAAGCTGAAATTGTGCGATATATCTACCGTTCTTTTATGGAAGGGAAAACACCAAACCATATTGCAGAATGTCTGACATTCAAACATATCCCAACTCCGGCAGGAAAAGAGATATGGTCACCATCCACTATAGAAAGTATTCTGACAAATGAAAAATATCGTGGTTCAGCATTGTTACAAAAAAGTTTTACAGTTGATTTTCTAAGTAAGAAAAAGAAAATCAACGAAGGCGAACTGACGCAATACTATATTCCCGAATCACATGAAGCAATTATTCCACCGGATGAATTTGAACTTGTTCAAGCAGAATATACACGCAGAAAAAGAATTGGAAGAGCCTACAACAGCAAAAGCATTTTCTCTGCCAAACTGGTATGTGAATGCTGTGGCGGATATTTTGGTTCAAAAATATGGCATTCGACAAGTAAATACCGCAGAACAGTATGGCAATGCAATGGAAAGTTTAAAAATGGTAAAAAGTGTATGACTCCGCATTTATATGAATCACAAATCAAAGAAAAATTTTTAGCTGCAATGAATCAGGTTCTTGCAAACAAAACTGAAATCATTGAAAACTGCTTGTTGTTTAAAGAAACATTTTCCAACACAGATATAATTGAAGGGAAAATTGAAAATATTCAAAAGCAAATGGAACAGCTGACAAAACAAATCAGAATGCTGATCCAAAAACAAAGCATAACGCCAATAAAAAGTGAAGATTACTACAGACAATATGATGGGCTTGTTATATCATTTGAAAAATTAAAATCCAAACAAGATACTCTTATTCAAAAACAGGATGAAATGGAAACCAAACTGAAATTCATCATGGATTATATAGAATTTCTAAAATCACAGGAAAATCTGATCACCGAATTTTCCGAAACACTTTGGTTCAGAGCAGTTGATCAGGTAACCGTCTGCACAGATGGCAAAATGATCTTTGCTTTTAAAGATGGTTCAGAAATCAAGGTTTAATGCATATAAATTAAAAAGTCTGCTGTCGGGTATATTCCGATCGGCAGACTTTTTTCTGTAAAGAAACGCTTTTTTGACCAAAGAAACGGCAAATCTAAAAAAATGCAACCATAGCAAAAAAATGCAACCTTTTGACATCCGTTTCGTTGCTCTCACTCATTCGTTTCTTTGCTTGATTTCTGCTCTCCAAAGAAACGGAAATCCGTTTTTCAGATTCTTCTTTTCATAGCAAAAAGTACGTATTTTCGGCATTTTATGGGTACAAAAAAACGGAACGACTTTTGTATCAATCGTTCCGTTGAGATTTGGTTGCGGGAGCCAGATTTGAACTGACGACCTTCGGGTTATGAGATTTATAAAACACTGCTTTTCGTTCTTTTTCATAACGAAAAACAAGGAAAAACAGTGCTTTTTCATGCCATTTCTTTGATATATATAGTCATTCATAAAGTTTCATAATCTCATAAGGGTATGCGTAAGGGTGCAAAATTACGAACTTTTTTTGTACATACATCATGAATTTTACAACAAGAAAAGACAATGATAATCTACCCCATTATCACACCACAGCCTCAACAACCGTCTTTCCATTCACTTGAATGGTTTTCATACCAGGCTGCTTGTTCTTATTGAAGTTGAAACTCAGCAGGTATCCCTTGTCAAGATGATAATAGTCCAGATACTCAGCAATTTGTTTTTCGCCCTCGGTGTTGTATTCCTCGCCACGCCAGATTTTCAGTTCTACGATATACTGTTTTCCCAGATAGTCCACAATGACATCTGTTCGCTTCTGGTCACGAGTTTGAGCCTCAATATAATAATTGCCAGTGCCGTTGATAATCGGTCGCAGGTACAGCAAAAACAGCTTTCTGCCATCCTCTTCTTTGAACTTATCTGGTTGACTGCCATAGATGTCGTTGAAGTGGCGGATAAACTTCTCCAGAATCTTTTCCATATTCAACTGACCATCTTGAATAAACTGATTTTTGTCTTTAAAACCCTCAGAGAAAATCGGACTGTCCGTCGATATTGAGGAGATAAACCAATCATAGATGACAGTTTCAAAAATGCGGTTGGCAATTACAATGCAGCCATCTTGATTTTTCACAAACCCATACATGACTGCACTTTGAATCGTTGCATCATAGGCACTAAACAAATACTTTTCGCCCTGGAATAATAAGCGATACAGCAAATTGCACAGCTGCTGATCATCTTCCAGTTTGTTGATCAGCGACTCTATCAGAGGATTTTTCTCTTTGACAAGATATTTGACAGCATTTTCAAAGGAAGGATCATCCCAACTCCCACTTTTATCCATACACTTGCA